CTGTAGGTTATCGTCTTGCCGTATTGGTCAAGCAGGAACCTGAAATCGACGGGTCTGAACGTCATCAGTCATAATCCCAGTAGGGTTCATTGTAGGTAGGGGGGTTCTTGAACTGAGTTTGTGTGAAGGCAGGCTTTAGTCGATCAGTGAGTTGGTCAGCAGCTTCCACCTGAGATTCACGAATACCACCAGCCTTGACATTGAGAACAGCACCAACCTTCTTGCCTTGATACTCCAAGGTCTCTGCCAGTTTAGCATATCTCTCAGAGAGGTCAGAGTATTCAGCAGAGAGGGCACCATCCAGTTTTGTAGTTACCCTACGGGCGTAGAGGGCTGAAATGGTCTTGGCAATGTATGATGCTGCGTAGTAGACCCTGTTGTTGGTTTCAGAAAGAGCAAACGCAATCTCCTCGTCCTGAACCTGCTGGTCATTTGTATCAGTGTCACCTACAAGAAAACGGACAGAGTTCTTACGTTCAGCAGCAGTACTGTCACCAAGGGCTGTAGCATCATACGTCCAAGCCATTTATTCCTCCTGCGGTGCTACTTCTCGGTTCTTACGCTTCTCAAGCAGACGATCCCGATGTTCGATGAAGATGTCGTTGTATTCAGGAAAGTTGTTCATCCAGCGACGAATGCGGAGGATTTGAGTGTTCTTGATAGCACTTTGAGTGCAACGGGACTTCTTGAACTGAATGTCAGTGCTACACTTCTTCTTGAGGTCGTAGTTGATGTTCTGAACCAGAAGTTTTAGTTCATGTTGGCTAAAACCATTCAGTCTGTCACCAATCTCAATCTTCTCTTCTAGTTCCTCGTTGTGGTAGACATAACCATGATTGAAGAGGACGAGAACCTTTTCACGAGGGATGTTACGTTCTACCCAGTTGAAGTGGTCGCCCTTAGTCCAACCATCCCAAGGAACCTTGACGAAGAGGGGGATATTGTCTTGCATAGCATTCTTCCTATTAGTATTCATTGCTATAAGGGTGAGGGCCGTTAAGCCCCCACCGATTAGTATGTTCCTCAGGCAACGATGCCGTTGAAGAAGTAGCCGAGGTCCGTGCCAACAGCTTTCATATCGTAGGACATCTTGACCTCGATACGTTCGGCAATCTGCTTGACACGCAGGAAGTCACCCTGATAGCTTTCCACGGTAACACCGAGGTTAGAAGCGCCAGGAATGCTGTTCCAAGCAAAGGTCAGACCAGCAGCAGGGGCCATCATACCAGCACTCGACGGAGTGTAGAGCAGCAGAGCATGTTTACCACCGATGAAAGCATTGCTCTCGGCAACACCTTCAGCCGACGAGTTCTTGACCGCATCCATGATGTAGAGGTTTTCCACATCAAAGACTTCAGCCAGTTTGGCGTCAGTAATCAGGGCGGTATTCGAGACCGTAGCACCACCATTCAGACGCGAGAGAATGTCCGGATGGTTGATGAGTTGGTCACGAGTTTCACGGCCAAGGACCATGGTGTTCGGCTTGAAGCCACCCGAAGCCAACTGGACACTGCGACGAGCATTCGTAACATCCTGAATCGGAGTCGAGTTGGTGTAGTCACTCCACTGGACGAGGTTCGTACCAGCAACATACGAAGCGTTAGCTACACCATCAATGCTAGTGCCCCAAACGGAGTCAGCAAAGAAGGTGGTAGCAAACTGCTCTTCACGGTGGATGAGCATACGCATCGCCAGAGTTTCAGCACCAGCAGCACGAAGTTCCAGAGCGGCATCTTCGTTAGCAAGGGTCTGTTCGTCGAAGTCCATAGCAAGGCCATAAACATCAGCGAAGTAGTTGTCGTTGCTGATCGACATGCCGATGGTGTTGAGTTCGGTGCGCGGGGCAACCTTAGCAACATCACCAGTGCGGATCATGTTTTCACGGTCGTAGATGTAGTACTTGTCAGACTGATGCTGAACGTCCACAACCGGGAACACTTTATCGGCAACAAAGCCGGAACGGTCCTGAACGTAAGCCAGCGTCAGGTTAGACAACGGCTTGTCCAGATGGACCTGAGAGGGAGTCAGAAGAGGCATTTGTCAGTCCTTTCTTACGAGTTATCTACAGTGGCAGGATTGCCGGGGCCAAACAGTTCGACAGCAATGTTCTGACCATCGACACCATCTTCCAGAGCATAAGCTACAGGAATGTCGGTGGCACCGCTTGCAGTCGTACCATTGATTGCTTCACCAGCAGCATTCGTGAAGAGCAGGTCACCAGCCGTAATGGCAGCACCAGCTTCAACAAGAACACGACCACGGATAGCAACCGTCACGGCCTTACCTGCGGCATCTGCATCGTCATTGAGGCAAACACCAAAGACAGCTTCACCCTCAGTATCGGCCAGATCAACAAAGCTGTCAGCCTCAAGGGTAACGAAATGAAACTGCGCAGCCGACAGGTCTTCACCAGCGATCATCGTGCGAGTTTCGGGGGAGTTCATGGTAGCCATGGTTTAGTCTCCTTTGTACATTTTGTGGACGAGTTCCTTACCAGCGTCCGTTTTGACTACAGCAGCATAAGCCTTGGCATAGTCACGTTTGGTGAGAGAGTTTTCAGCCATATACTCTTTGACCAGAGCATCCAGCTTGTCTTCGGCCTTCATCAGATCGCCATTTTCACCAGTGGCACCAGCCTCAGTGAACTGCTTTTCAAACAGGGCATCTACAGCCGAGATAAATTCCAGAAGAGCCTTGTTGTCTTCCAGTTCATCAGCCTTTTCAATAAGCGACTTGGCAATAGCCTTGTCCAGATTGGGGGCCATTTCTTCACAACGCTTGGCGATAGCAGCCTCACGCTTCTGGACTTCCGCTTCTTCCAGAGCCTTCAGGACCGGAGCAGGAATGTCACTCTTGTTCACTGCAACACCGTCAACGGTAATCGTCTCTTCCGGCTGGCGCTTCTCAACACCATCAGCAGTAATTTTGTAGCCCTCGTCCAGAAGCGACTTACGGAGTTTCTCGTTCTCCGCTTTAAACTTCTCGACATCTTCAAGGGCCTTAGCCATGTCTTCCATGACCTTCTTCTTGGCATCGGCCTCAGACATACCCTTATCCATGTAGGGCTTCATTTTGGCCTTCATTTCTTCATCCGTCATAGGGTCGTTCTCCTTTTCTACAGATGAGTCACGTTTAAAGAGGGAAACCATCGCTTGTGCATTTGCGGGTCTATCGACCAAGGACAGTTCCTCCAGTTCCAGATTAGTAAGAAGATTAGGCATCTTGCCAGTCCTCCTTGGTTGCACGACCGCCGATAGAAAAGGCAGCGAGTTTCCCAGACTTCACGTCAGCCCAAACATTATCGTCATAGACCTTGAAGGCTACAAGCCAACCTTCACGTTCACTCTGGATGCCACAGGACTTACAGATTTCATCGGTCATAGGCCACGAATGAACTACAACACCAATCTGGTCTCCTGCGTGCATGGTTTTACCGATACGAACCTCTTCCATGAACTTGTTCACAGCTTTGACGAGGGTATCAGGTTTGATTACATCACCTTGTCGATCTACAACAGGTTCACCCTTTTCAGTGATGACAGAAGCCCAGCCAAAGACCAACCTCTGTTCATCATCTGTTTTAAGGACTTGGCCTTCGATGTTTTTTGTCATATCACTTACAGTAGTTCCTTTCTCCCACATCCTACAAGACCAATAGCGAGCAGAGGTCTTGTCTGTAGCAGTATCGCATGAATGTCTTGCTCGGAATGCAGCACGGGCATCTGGGTCATCCCTGCGGATTTCCATGTTAGGATCACCGAAGGTAACACGCTTAACTTTATCACCATCCTTGACGAAGACTTCAAACTTCTTGTTGCCACCCTGAATACGTCTAGGCTTGTTGAGAGTTACAGTCTCACCTTGGTACTCAGCTTTGGCAAACTCGGTCTTTAAGATTTCCTGGATTACAACTCTTAGTGCTTCAAGTCGATCTGTAGATTTTTCTTCGTCCTCTTCTGCCCCGTAGTATTCAAGATAATCCTCGTGACTTTCACCGGGCATGTAGACAGCCTGACCATTGTAGTCGGAGACATGGACTTTACCTTCTAGTCCGAGGTCCATAGAGCGTACCCTAGCCTCTGCCTCCGTGGTAAATATATCACTGGCGTATTGAGCCTTAGTAATGTCAGACTTACGAAGAGTAGACAGCTTGTGTCCTACCATCTCACCAGTAGGTTTACCCGCATCATCGACAATCTCAATACGAGCAGCAGGTTCTTCTTTAGAGCCTGTAACCTTGACTGAAATGTTAGGAACATCACCATCTTGAACAATCTGACGGATAATGCCACGAGCAGTGCCGCCAGAGGAGTTCCAAGATACTCGGGAGCCAACTTTCATATTTTTCTTGATTGCACTGTATGCAGATGCCATTGCCTTACCTTCATCCTTGGTATTATTGTAGACTGAGTTAAAGACTTCCATGAACTGACGCTTCTTATCAGCAGGGACATTAGAGGGAACTTTGTCTGGAGAAGTATATGGCATACTAGCGTCTCAGTTTACTGTTGTCTACAAGTATGATGTCGAAGTTGCAGGTAACTCTTGTATTGTTAGTCTCAACTAAGGCACACCTTACTTCTAGGTCACTCTTTTCAGAGATGGGCAAGGGGAGGGGAAAGTCATAACGATAGGTACTTTGGTAGGCTTCAGCCATATGACCTATGCGGAAGTTTTCACCAAAAGGTCTGGTGTAGAAACGGACTTGAGCATCTTCACCCTTTTGAACACTAAAGTCACCTGTGATAATAAAGCCTGTCTTGCCAGCAGGTACTGTGTATACACCGGACAAAGCTACACCAAGACCGATTGCTATATAAGCTACAACAACCCCATCAGCGGAGATTGATATGTTGCCCAAGTTGGCTGCTGCACCATTCTTGTAGCGGGCGCTATTTACCCTCTTAAACTCTAAAATGCCTGAGCTTGGGGTAAGACCATCAAGGTCTATTTCCTCGGTGATAGCGTTAAAGTTGGCATCAAGACCTTCGACAACAACACTACCCGTGTCACTAGCTGAAGAAGATACCACCGAGAGGGTGTAGGAGTTGGAGTCGAATTTAGACCAAGGGTAAAGGCCGCCATAGGGCCAAACAGTTTCGTCAGCACCAGAATCAATATCAGGATTGTAGCCCGTCAAGTGAGCAAAGCTATAACCCATAACTTCCGACTTGGAGATTGAAAAGCCGTTATTCTCGTACTGCTGTTTGGCCCAAGTAGGCATTAGGCAGTGCCCCAGAGTTCGATCAGGAGTTTACCAGCAGTGTAGGTAGCCTCAGTAATCGTACCAGCAGTCAGGTAGAGGTACTGACCATCCGTGGGGAAACTGGTGAAGACCGCTACAGAACCAAGGGTAGCATCACCGGCATTGACGAGAAGGGTTTCCGTCAGACTGCCAATAGCACCATTCTCGACACCAGTGCCTTCATCAGCAGCATAGACGTTAATATCCGGGTCCCCACCAGTGGGAGCCTCAAAGCAGGTCATACGACCGGCAATGATGGTACCATGCTTCTCTGCTTCGATGTAGCCGATATGACAGGGGAGTGCAGTGCCATTGACACCGATAATATCACCGATAGTCGTGGGGCATTCCAGACCAGTCAGGTCAATGAAGATTTCCGTCTTGATAAGACCGCCGACGTAGTCAACACGGGTCTTGTAGACAGTGCCAGTACCAGACGTGATGCCAGCACCAGCAGACATAACCTCGTCAGGCTGAGAAGTAAAGCC